AGATTTTGCGCCTCGGCTCTGCACCATCGTCTTTCGACTATGGTGTGGCTGGTGATTTGGGTGACAAAACCAGAGCTGTGACAATGAATATGGACGATTCATTTGCATCCTGGTTCCAGCGCCCTATAAAGGTTGCGACGTATTCATGGGAAATCAACACCCCATTGTCGGTTACGTTCAACCCGTGGACGCTGTTTTTCGAGAACCCTAGAGTGATTAATCGCATTAACAACTACAATCTCTTACGATCCAAGTTGTGTGTGAAATTTCTCATCAATGGAAATTCCTTCTATTATGGGAGAGTGCTCGCATCATACACCCCTTTATAAGAGGTAGATGATTTTGCACTTGCATCTATTCCCGTGCCTGAAGGATTAATTCTCGAAACCCAAAAACCGCATGTTTACATTGATCCCACTCATTCGGAGGCTGGCACCATGTGCTTGCCTTTTGTGTGGTGGAACAATGCTTTATCAATCCCGTTGGCCCAGTGGCGGCAAATGGGTGAGATGAGGCTAACATCAATGAATGTGTTGAAACATGCAAATGGCGGAGCCGATGGGATAGAGATTTCAGTCCTTGTTTGGGCTGAAGACATCGATTTGTCGGTCCCAACAGCAGCAGACTCGACTGCTTTATCGCCGCAAATGGGCTCAAAATTGCCCACACATGAGGACCTTGACTCTGTATATAGGAGTTTGCGAGCGAGCGTGAATGAGATTAATGAGACTGTGCGTCAGCTACAGTCGCATCGAGATCGAATCATTGCTTATGCGGACTCTATAAACAGCCAAGTTCGTGCTTTACAAAGCCGTATGGCTTCATTGGAAGAATCATTGGTAATGCCATTGGATTTGGAAATGACACCACATAGCGGAGCAAAAGACGAATTTGGAAAGGGGCCTATATCGCGAACTGCCACGGCAGTCGCGAAAGCAGCCGGATCTTTACGATCCGTACCCATCATCGGGCCCTATATGATGCCAACAGAAATGATCGCAAAAACCACAGCAACCATTGCGGCTGCTTTTGGTTATGCTCGACCAGCAATCGTGGAGGACATTCACATGTATACTCCGCGATACCTGGGTGATTTGGCATCCACAGCACGTCCTGATACGGTGCACTCATTGGCTACCGAGCCCAAACAATCAG